TTTAACGGTAGCTAAATTAAACCGAGATGCAGCACTTCTGTATGCTACTAATCCAAAGGATTTCCAGGGTATATATGGAACTGGATTTGTCTATGGAATGATCAGTGGAGGAGATTTTGTTGGTGTCCTAGAAATTGAAAGTAAATCAGCAGAAGAATATCGTGATATAAAAGCTACTCTTTCAGGTAAAGGTATGTATGGTGTGGTGAGCGGAGATGCTTCAGTTTCGTTTGAAAAACTTTTACAAAGTATTACTTCTTCTTATAATATGAAAGCAGCAATTTTACGTGATGGGGGAGAAGGTCAACTTCAATCTCTAAACCCTGATGAACTAATAAAGGAAGCTTTAAATTTTCCTGCGCAAGTTTTAGAAGGAAAAGCTGTACCATTTTCAGTATTAGTTTTACCATATAGTCAAATACCACATCCGAAAATAGATAATGATATATCAGAAATTGCTGGCACAGATTGTTTGGAAAAATTAGGTAAATTTTACCAAAAATTCGAGAAGTGCCAAAATGATTTGCAATTTGCGATAGAAAACCCAAAACAGTTCCCGAGTATGGACATAGATGCAGTTAAGGGGCTGATAGATAAGGTTCAAAATGAATTAGATAAAATAAAAGAATCAGCAAAAACTTATCTTCTAAACACCTCAATATGTAATGAAAATTTTGATATTACCCTTTTAGAAAGTAGTATAATCCCTAAACAAATTATTCCATCTAGATTGGGGTATCAATGGTATTGGGAACATGATGGTGGTTTGTTTGGTGTACTTACAAGACAAGATGAGACAAATATATTTAAAGGAGAACTCCGTTTACCGGGAGGTGCTATTAAAACCTCGTGTAGAACATATGAGGCTGGAAATGAAGTGTTTATTGATAGGTATGAAAGTAACGACAATAAAACCCAAATTTATAAGGGAACAATTTCGGAAGATGGTAAAGAGATTAAAGTAAAAGTATACCCAGATCCAGGTGGAGATACTAAGGCTATGACAATCAAAATTGTAGACAAAGATGATATGGTAATTCCATCGCCATCAGAAACATAAGGTTTTGATATACCCTCTAAATGAAAACTTTCTTTCTCAACAGGTAGTTATTATAGTGAAATGATAAAAAGATAAATAAATGACATATAATTAAAAATGACTTTAGTAAAGCATATAAGGATGTGAAGAAAAATTTATAGAAATGCTACATCATATTATATGTAATGAACAAAGTTGTTATAAAGTAAGACATTATTTTGGCCTAATTCAATCAAAGAACAAAGCAGCACTCTTGTATAAGAGTGCTTTTATTATGCGCTATGAGAGGAATCGAGATAGGCAACAGTACATGTTACTTGCTCTCGATGTCTCTCATAGCTTTTTATTTTGTAAAAAAGGAAGTGCTTTATGGATCAATTAAAGAACTACTTATCTTTAATGACTGGCCACCCAATAGCAGGATCAATTGGAGCTATTTTAACTGCAATTTTTTCTTATGCTTATGGTGGCACACAGTTTGCAATAGGGGCAATTTTGATTTATACAGGTGCAATTGCCCTTGATTGGATAGCAGGGTATCGCGCAAGTAAAAGAGATGGAAGTTACGCAAGTGAATATGGGATAGATGGTGGGTTCCGTACAGCCTTTTTATTAATTGTTCCAGCATTAGCACATCGAGCGGATGTAATGATGAATTTACCAAATGTTATATTTGCCTTTGTTTTATTTTCATTTGGGTTGCACATTTGGAAATCCATGACTGCAAATGTAGTTAGATGTGGTTGGGATGTATGGATACCCATTTGGGCACTAAATTTTGTTGCGGATGAAATAGAGCATAAAATCGCACGTTCGCAAAAACGTATAAACGAGAAACAAAAATACTTAAAAAAGGATGATGAATAATGGATTTAACAAACGTTTTTACAATAGCAATAGGTATGGTTGCAATTGTTTTATCAGTCGCAGAGGTGCTTAAAAGAACGTTCAAAATTAATACTCAGTACATGCCAATAACTTCAGTTATGCTTGGTATTTTTGTTGGCTTGGTATTCTGGCCACTAGCAGATTATCCAGTGTACGTCATGCTGATAGCTGGCCTTCTTGCAGGGTTAACAGCGTCAGGAACATTTGATTTACTAAAGGCAGCTAAAAAGGAAGGTGAGACAAATGGGCAAAATTATTGATGTATCACACCACCAAGGAGATATTGATTGGTCAAAGGCAAGCAAAGATGTCGATTTGGCCATTATCCGCACCCAATATGGTACGAACACAATTGACCGTAAATATATACGAAATATTTCAGAATGTAAAAAGTACAAAATACCGTTCGGTGTGTACATTTATGTAACCTTCACAAACAAGGCCCAGGCATTAGCGCAAGCGAAAGACTTCTTCGAACGAGCGCAAGCGCATAAACCGTTATTTTACGTTGTGGACGTTGAGGAGGCTTTCGGAGCAAGTGTACAAAACATTGTACAAGGAACACAGG